GTAGGTGCATTCGTTACCTCAAGGATACCGTCATTTGCGACAGCATCTACCTGAGAGTAGTAAAGCCCCAACACCTGCTCATCAAACTGCAAGGCATTGAACGTTACGAAGTCACTAGGAGCCTCAGTAACTACCTCACGGAAGTTAGCGTTACTCCAAGTTCCCTGAACGGCGGTGTCTCCACCATCAAAACCAAACTGTGGAAGGTCGTCGCGGGACGTGTGACCAATAGACGAATAACCAGGGAAGTGCGTGTCGTCCATAGCAACATAGCTCTCGATAAGAGCCTCTGCGGGACGTGCAGTACCAGGCGCGGCAACGAAAATGAATCCTGTTCCCGGCGTTACTACTGCTTCATCGATATGTGGCATTTGTTAATTCTCCTTTAAGGTGCTGGTAGGGGCCTAAACCCAAACTGAACCAGACTCTGAACGCGCCATGTGTTGTCATATGGGCTATCAAATTGTGTTGGTCCGAAGGTTTGCCTGTACGAGTGCAGATAACCAACACCAGGAACAACGGTTTGATTCTGTACGGCATCCCATAGCGCGATTTGCGTGCGCTTCAGAAGTTGCTCAGTCTCTTCCAGGTTTACGTTCCCGTAAGAGGTCAACTCGACCGTCCCGCGATCAAGAAGTCTAGGGTCGACAGGATATCCTCCCGCGCGCCTCACATTCATAATTGGGTACTGGCGGTCATCGATCTCAGGAACCCAAGAGACGACCTGTACCGTAGGGAATGCTGTGCGCAGCAATGGGATGATAATTTCCTGTACGCGGGGAATCTCCGTAACTGGCATTACAAGATCCCCTCATGGTACCAATCAATGAACAAATGCAAACCTCGAACAAACGTTCGACGTGTGCCAAGTTCCTGGCGCCCGTAGTAATGGCCAAACTCAATGCTCAGCGCTGCAGGGTCGACAAGGGATACGTAAGCATCAACCTTACCGTGCGACACTTCAATGTGAGCCTGTCCCGTGCGGCGATGAGGTGCAAGGCGTCCATTAGCGATGCCCGCAAGTTCATTAGCAACAGCACGAACACTCTGTACAACACCAGGAAGGTGAGAGATTTCCTTATTCATCTTCTTTTCATTGAGAAGTTCAATGCTCATCACGTCCTCCTCAATGTGTAGTCTGTGTGGTAAGTGTTGTCAGAACCATTAAATTCCTTAGGCTTACCGATGATTTGCCAGCGTTCCCCTCGCCACAAAGCCTCAGCGTTGAAACCAATGCGTCGAGTGTAAGAACGTGGTGGGCGGAAACGATACACCTCTTCGGTGTTGTAGCCCTCTTCATCCTGCTCAGCGCGCCTAGCCGATGTTCCACTCTGTGCCGCTACCTGAACTGCACAGTTGTCAATGACATCGACGTCGGTGGATGAAGCACGATGCATGATGTTGCCATCAGGAGAAGTAACAATCTCATCGTGATAAACCGTTACAGTTTCACGTCCTACATCAAGGAGAGACATTAGGGCACCCTAACTGTGAATCCCCACGATGGAGGGCACCAATAATGGGCGTTGGGCTGCCTAGCACCCTCAACACTTTCGCCATAAGGCGAGACAGGAATAATCTGGAACATCCCATTCCCACCAAACAACCAATCCCATTCAATTGGCAGGAGGTCTAGGTAACCTGTAGCACCACTCGTGGAACGCGTGTAACTGTAGTTTCCATCAGTCTCACTGACGTAAGCCTCAGGGTTTCGCAGAACACGAACTACCGCATTCACTTCCACCATAACGACGATGCGTTCAGGAATTGTCCCGTCCGCAACCTTAGCATCAAGATCAGGAATGCGAAGCTTAATCAATGCTTCGACGTCCTCAAGCAACTCCCCAACCTGAAGGGTCTCCTCAGGAGTTAGCTCACGACCGATACGTGCCTCGACATCTGACGGGGTAGCGTACGCCATTCTGATACCAGCCTTTCAAGTTCTTGCGTAACGTTTTGCAGTTCTCGATTAGGATCGAGCTCAGCGCTACGACGCAACGCTTGCTGAGACTTCTCCGTATAATTCTCTACATCCAACAAACGACGGATGTTGCATTCCCATGCGTCAAGATCATCCCTGTTTACAAACGTTCCCGCGTAACCCAAAGACTCCTTCAAACCAAAAGTTGGGGTAGCGATTACAGGGATGCCTGACGCCATAGCCTCAACACCCACCATGCCATAACTTTCGTAAATGCTCGGCATCAAAACGATGCGGGTCTTGCTCCACACATCATCACGCATGTTTGTAGTTTGTCGCTGAAAGACTACATTGCTGCGTGCCTCAAACACTTGCCCGCCATGTCCACCTTCAACACCCATGAACTCAACATCTGGCATACGATCTGCCAAAGCATAAAAGATCCCGCTACCCTTATCTACATTCAAATTTACCAATGTCACCTTATCACCTGAAGTGATGGCGTGATCAGCGGCGAATACAGGAGGGTGAAGGACACAACTGTCATACCCAAAGCGCTTGTAATGATTCTGTAGGTAGTCAGTGTTATACACAACGTAGTCAGCACCATAGCCAAGGTTGACATCGCTGTAAGACATGTTATTATGAATTACCTGCACCAAAGGCACATCAAGATATTGCGCGTAGGAACGTGCGGGTGCAGTTTCGCCATGATGGGTCAAGATGACATCGGGTGCCTCACGCCTTGTCAATTCAAAAGCCGTAAGTCCCGTATCCGTGCGAACGCATCGAGTGCCTTCAAAATCCCACTCAAGAGGCGCGTCAAATTCGTGTGTTGCGACAACGACAGTTTCGTGTCCTGCCTCGCGCAGATGCCTGAAGATGTTCTGACCCATCACTTCAGAGCCAGCGAAATGATAAGGAGGCCAGAAGTGGCAGAAGAACAATACCTTCATGACTGCCTTACTGTAGAAATGCGAAAGGGGAGGGCGGCCCCAAACGGGAACACCCTCCCCGTTCACGGGAGATTAGCTAGCCGGACCAGGGAACTCGGTAGGAACTGCATCCGCTGCGCTCTCGCCAGCAGGAGTAGTAGTACCAGGAACGATTCCAGCAGTGTCGGTAAGGCGAACGAAAGCGTTAGGGTCAACCAACCACCCGAACGTAGTCTCGATCAAGATAGCGACCTGGTTAGTCTGCCAAAGGTTAACCTGCGTACCATCGGCGCTGGTAATTACACCAGTGTCGGTGACCTTAATGCGAACCTGGTCAGCGTAACCATAAACCAAACGAGACCAGTCACCAAGAACGGCACGCGTTCCAGTGTCAGTTCCCATACCAACAGTTCCGCTTACTGCGCGACCCTGCTCAACTGGAAGACCCGCAAGGTTACCCAAGGAGTTCTGAGCCAAGTTAAGTCCACCAGTGAAGATCAAGTTACCCTGAGCGTCACGAGCGGTAAGGACAGGCGGTACGAAGCGCTGGTCGATTGCCCACGCGTTAGGGTTGTATCCTCGGTTTACAAGGGTAGCCCAAGCGTTGGTAAGGTCAACGTCCAGAGAGTCAGGAGTTGTAGGGTAGTTGATAGGGTTAGGCGCAAGGTTCACATAACCGTTGTTGGTGATGCCAAGAAGCGGGTCACCGTTGTCAGGGCGCTTACCCTGGAAGACAGCAAGGTCGATACCACGGCCGATGGCGCGTGCAAGCTGCGAAGTGATGTTGCTCCACATACCATTGATGTTGGCGCGAGCGAACTCCTCAGACGCCGTTACGATGGTAGCAAGCTTGATCGGTGCGAAAGACTGGCTCTCCCACGCGATACCACTCACAGGCTTACGGTAACCCTCACGGTCCTGTGGGCGTGTACCCACACCAACCTGACCAACCTCGGGCTCAACACTCGACATTGGGATAACAGTCTCGCCGTAACCCACTGGGACCTGACGACCAAGGCGAAGCACCAATGATGCTTCCTGTGCCTGCTCCCACAACAGACCAGTTACTTCCTTAGGAAGCAAATCATCTGTGAGATACGCAAGGCGTCCCTGGTGGCGGTCATCGCGGTTCGGCGATACCTCATTCTGGTAAGCCATTTAAAAGTCCTATTCTGTACTTACTTCCAACCAAGCTTCTGGCCAATGAAACCACCAAGAGCGTCGTCAGGAGTAGAAGGCTTGTCATTTCCGAGTCCAGCCGTGCGGTCAGTTGCACGCCCTGTAGCGCCAACACCGAACGTCTGCTTAATCGTCTCAGCGTCCTTCTTAATATCGTCGAACGTATCTCCGCGTAGGCGATCTGCAAACGCCTTCAGGTGATCGCCAGGAACACCAACTGCAAGAGCCGCGTCGATCTTAAGACCGAAAAGCTGCGAATCCGTAAGCTTGTTTTGCAGCTCAGTCTTTTCATTCTGAGCAGCGAGTAGCTTGTCTTCGAATCCCTTGCGCACATCTGCCTCCACCTCAGACTTAGCGTCCTTTAGGCGGGCGCGATATGACGCCGCATCATTTCGAGCACGAGACAATTCATCCTGTGCCCACTTTGGCAACTCAGCAACCTTCGTAGCTCCCGCTGCGTCTGTCGTTGCTGCGCTTCCACTGGCTGTGTCACCATCCCCTGTAGCCGTAGCGTCAGAAGCATTAGTGTTATCAGCCATTGTTACCTCCTGGGTAATGAGCAAGTACCAGACTCGCTTGTGTCACACTCATGCTACATTAAGCAACACTTCGTGTAAGAGTTGTTTCATCTTCCTCTGTGGAAGGGTTGTAAAGGTCCTTACGCATTTCCTTCAGAATCGCCTTGAAAGATACGTTGCCCTTACGCTGCGCGCGCTTACGTGCCGCGATGTAAATC